AAATTGCCAGGAATGCGCCGTTTGTATCTGAAACGAATATTGCTGCGTGTTGTGGGAACTGTCTAATTAATTGAGCCTAATGGCTCTTTTTTTTGCCTATCTTGCATGACGTAGCATGACAAAGGGGTGATTATGGCGGCACTTAAAGAGCCTGTAAAAATCTTTATAGTTCAGTCTCTTGCCTGCTTTGAAACACCTCAACAGGTAGCAGATGCTGTCATGCAAAGATTTAACATCGAAATTGATCGTCGGCAGTGTGAAAATTACGACCCCACCAAGTATGCGGGTCGCAATCTCAGTAAGAAATTAAAGGATCTTTTTGAAAAGACACGTGAGGATTTTCGGAAGAATATTTTTGATATCCCGATTGCTAACCAGGCATTTCGACTGAAAGAAATTCAGAAAATGTATGAGGATGCCGGGAAGAATAAAGTATCTAAACAGAATCTATTGAAATTGGCTTATCAAGAGACAGATGCACGCACAACAAAACAAGAAATTACCGGTGCTGGTAGTGAGGCTATTCAAACCGAAAGCACAACCTATGTAACTTCCTCTAAAGAATTGGTAAGGCAGGTGATGGATGAACTCGAAAGTAAATACTAGTTTGCTGGAAATGCAGATCGAGCAGGAACGGTGCGAGAAAGAACATTTATTCTTTACGCGCCGTTTTTTTCTGCCTCGTATGGGCTTCAAGTTCTCGGTCAATTGGCACCATGAATATATTGCATGGGCAATTGATGAAGTCATTGCTGGTCGCATTGAAAACTTAGTCATTAACGTTCCACCTGGTTCAGGTAAGACTGAATTACTGACTAATCTGATTGCGCGTGGTATCGCCAGAAACCAGCGTTCAAGATTCTTGTATTTGTCATTCTCTCAGTCATTGGTTGAGGATGTCTCATCTACGGCGCGAAACATCGTTAAATCAGTCGATTTTCAGGGTTTATGGCCTGTGAAGATTTCAACCAGTACCGATGCTAAGGCAAGTTGGAAAACAACCGTAGATGGCTATGAAGCGGGACATGTGTATTCTGCTTCGATGGGTGGTCAGGTTACGGGCCGCCGTGCAGGTACATTGGCTGATAATGGATTTACCGGTGCGATTATCCTGGACGATCCGCTCAAGCCTGAAGATGCATTCAGTAAGACGGCACGTAACAAGGCTAACCGTAAAATCCTCAACACGGTCAACTCACGTAAAGCCAAGTCATCTACACCGATTATTCTGATCATGCAGCGGTTACACGTTGAGGATCCGACGAATTTTGTGATGACTGGGAACGTCCCGGGCAATTGGCATCAGATCTCGATACCGGCACTGATTGATGATGAATACATCAATACATTGCCTGAGCATATACGCCGTAAGGTACCACGTGATGTGGAGCGAGATGAGAAAGGGCGTCAAAGCTATTGGCCATTAAAAGAGTCATTGCTGTCGTTACTGCAGCTAGAGAAAGGCGGTCAAGACAAAGACGGCGCTACGGTATCTCGTTATACATTCAGTAGTCAGTACCAACAGGCACCGAAAAAACTTGGCGGGGATCTGGTTAAGGCTGAATGGTTTGACCGTTATCTTGAATTACCGGTATTGAAATGGCGTGCAATCTGGGCAGATACGGCGCAAAAAACTAAAGAGCATAACGACTATTCAGTGTTCTTGTGTGCTGGTCTGGGATATGACAATCGCCTGTACATCATCGACGTACGCCGTGGCAAATGGGAAGCACCTGAGCTGATTAAGGAAGCTAAGGCTTTCATCAATAAGCACAAGGAAAGCAATACCAAGATCGGCAAACTTCGATACATGGCCATTGAGGACAAAGCATCTGGAACGATGCTGATTCAAAACATCTCTCGTGAAACAACATTGCCAATCAAAGCGATTCAGCGTGATACAGACAAACTGACTCGAACGATGGACGTGGTGTTCTATGTTGAAGATCGCCGTGTGGTTCTGCCAGTGAGCGCACCATGGTTATTAAATTATGTTGAAGAAATTGAGGGCTTAAAAGCTGATTTCACCCATGAGCATGATGACCAATGGGATCCGACTATCGATGCGATTAATGATTCACTTGCGAAAAAGCCGACTGTATTTGATTAGAGGTATTTATGGCTAAAGATAAAAAGTCTGATACAGGCGGTAAAATTAAGACGCTTGTAGCAGATGCAGTAAAACAGGCAATCAACGCCATTGGTGATGCTGGTGCATATACAAACTTGGTATCCAATATTGGTACTGAGCGTGATAAAGCGACTGGTGGCAAGTTCGTACGTAAAGACATTGATGATGAACAGCTTGAAGCGGTGTATCAGAACTGGCTTGCACGGCGTATTGTGAATCGTCCTGCATCAGATATGCTTCGTGCTGGATGGTTCTATGAAGGCATTCAAGGTGATGATCTAAAACGGCTTGAGGAAGCGTGTAAGGCTTTTCACTTAGAGCACGTGCTTTTATCAGGCTTAATCCTTTCTCGCCTCTACGGCGTCGTGTACATTCTGCTTGGAACGGCTGATGGTGCTGCCTTAGATCAACCTTTAGATATTTCTAAGCTTGGCCAAGGTCGTTTGGAATTCTTCACGGTCGTGAAAAAGAAATACATCACACCAGATAAGAACTCGTATTTGCCGCCGTCGGCATGTTGTGGATTGCTCAAACAGCCTGAATTCTACGACATGAAAATGGGGAATGAGGCTAAGAAACGCATTCACCATTCACGCTTGATTCGTATTGCCCATGCTGATGTGGTGAATGAGGAACCGCAAAGTATTCTTCAGGAAGTCTATGAGGATCTACTCGACCATGCCAGTGTGAAAAGAGGCTCAGCAAGTTTGATTCATGAGTCGAAGATTGACGTCATTCAAACGCCGAACTTGGTCGATAAGATCAAAGAGGATATGAAAGGTGTCATGGAGCGCTTCATGTCTGTAGGCTTGATGAAAAGTCTGAACGGTATGTTGGTCCTTGATGCTGAGGAAGAGTACAGTTCTAAGACGTATAACTTCGCAGGCTTGCCTGACATGATGCGTGAATTCTCAGTCCAGACGGCGGGCGCGGCAGATATTCCTTATACAATTCTGTTCGGCCAATCACCTGCAGGTATGAATGCCACTGGTGAGCATGACACACGAAACTATTACGATACGATTGCTACTAAACAGGAATGGGACCTCAAGCCGATCTTGATGAAGTTCCTCGCCGTGATTTGTCAGTCTACCTTTGGACGTCAAATACCTGAACTGGATGTCGTGTTTAATCCGCTTTGGCAATTGGATGCAAAAGTCCGTTCAGAGGTGGAAAAAGCCAACGCTGAGCGTGATGAAAAGTATCTAGATATGGGCATCATTACTGAACCACAGATCGCACGTCAGCTTAATATCGACGGCGTTTACTCTGTGATTGGTGAAGATCACATCAAATTGCTGGAAACCATGGTGACAGTCAATGACGACGATCATACAGATCCTTAAGCCTCAGCTTCAGCAGATCAAGAAAAGTAAGAAAGGACGTAAGGCAAAGCCTAAGGCCGTCAAGGTCAATCGCCGTGTTGAGTTGTTCTATACACGTCAGCTTTTGGAAATCTCTAAATTTTGCCAGGAACAAACCAAGGATTTTGTTTTACCTACCGTAGGGCAGAACATTGGTGACAGCTGGGTGACGGATCTATTCACGGCGTTACGTGAAAAGATGGTCAAGTACACCATGGAAGTGTCGGTATCTTTGGCCACTAAGGTGGTGATGCATACCAGCAAGGAAGTGGATAAGCAGATTGCCAGGCATACCAAGACCATTCTTGGTGTGGACCTTACGCCGTTTTTCCGTGGTGCTGATATCCAGGATGAAATCGATAATCAGATTGCTGCAAACGTTTCACTGATTAAGTCTATCCCAAGTCAATACACTGATAAGCTTGAAGCCTTAGTGATGAATGCCTTGCAGACAGGGCAGACCAACGAGGAACTGGCTCAGGAAATTAAAAAGCTCGGTCATAGCACAGACTATCGTGCACGACTGATTGCAGCCGACCAGATGGGCAAGATCAACGGCGCTATCAACAAGAAGCGTCAGGAATCCATGGGTGTGGAAACATACGATTGGCAAGATTCCAACGATGATCGTGTACGTCCGTTATGCCGAAGCCATCATGGTAAAGCCTTTCGATGGGATTCACCGCCTAAGGGTGGTCATCCTGGTCAGAAGATTAAATGTCGATGCACGGCATTGCCGAATTATGAGGATATTTTGAGGGATTAGGGTTGAAAACTTTCCATTAAACCATATAGATGGTTTTTAACTTTAGGATAATTAAAAATGAGTGATTTAAAAATCGGCGATGAAGTATGGATTAAGCCGAAATTCAAAATATTGGAAATTGATCTTGAAAAAGGTACTGCTTTGTGTGAGGCGAAAGGTGAAAATGGTCCATTAAAAATTGAATGTAGTTTAAATGATATTGAAGAAGATTCACCACCTTTAGGATTTATGGCTTAAGTGAGGACTAATTATGCGTGAGTTAAATTTTACAGATATCAATGGAAATCCACACAGCATTAGAGTTAATTATAAGCCAGTTTCAGATATTGAGATTCCTGAAGGTTTCGCTCATTATGTTACGGTTGACGGGCCTTTTTATGTAAATGGTCAAAAAAATATAGCTGATATAGGCGATGTTTTGCTAAATGAGGAAACGGGGGTATTAAAAACAATACTTATGATGGGCCCTGACAAATTTCCAAATATTGGAAAATTAGACGCTTAAAAGGCTTTTATTCTTTAAACCCACTTAGGTGGGTTTTTTTATTGCTAATTATATTAGAATGGTAGTTTCATGCTAAAAAGTAATTTTCACAAAAGTATTTGAAAATGGCTGTAAAATATACTGAGCACGAAAACTTAATTATTCAAACTTACATGAATTTTATTTGGCTTTTTGAGATGCATAGTCTTAAGTTTGTACAATCTGAAGCTTATAAAAAACTAGATTTTAGTGATAAGTTTACTCAAAATTGTATTGCAGATAGAGGTGTTATCAATCAAGGAACCATTCCTGTCGCTTTGTACGTAATGCTTGTAATCCCAAAAGAAACCATTTTTGATGAATATCAAGAAAAATATGATGAAATAAATCTTTATATAGCTCAAACATTAAAGCCCAACGTAGAAACGACATACAATTCGGATAGAGATCGAATAGATTATCTACGTCATATAAGAAATGCGGTTAGTCATATGAATTTTGAAATGACAGCTGTGGTTGATTTTGTAGTTTTTAAAGATGAAAACCCAAGAAAGGGTGAGAAATTTATGTGTAAATTATCAAATTTAGATTTAGGCAAAATCATAGAAAATCTAAGTGCTGTACATAAAGACTATATAGAACGTATAAAAGAGAGACAGGCAAGCTAAGTATATTCACGCATC